TTAACGCCATAGTCATCACCGTACTGAATTAGTGTACGCCATACCAACCAGATGGCTTCTTTAAGGCCTTCTGCGCTGTTACGCACAGTATTGTCTTGAATAATCTGGTTAGGGCTTAAAGCCATCTGTAGCTTGATGCCTGAGTTGCCAGGAGCCATGACTTCTGGATTGAATACATCCTGTGGAGTAGTCATGCCAACCATGGCCATTGTGTCCTGTTGGATACGATTCATAGCAACTTCCAAGAACTGTAGGTTGCCTGATGGAGGAGGGATTTGATAGATGTCTTTGGCAGGATCAAACTTGCTGTCCAAGATAAAGATGGCGGCTTCACCATCTTGTAGCATCTCAAAGTCCAAGCGATCTGGCTTGACACCAATTCGTGGTGTAGCAGTCAACAAGCCCAATTGGATTTCTGCACGTGCCGCTGCTGTGTTGTATTCCTGCATGGGAATCACACTTTCAGCAATGCTCATGCCATAGAAGTTACCAGGCAATGGCTTGGGACACATGTTGGCCACAGGAATGAATTCAACTTCACGAGCACTGATGATGTAACTACCTGAATAGATTAACTCTACCAGCTCAAGTTCTCCATCTCCATCAATGTCATACTTGTTCCAGACAGTTACAATAGACACTTGTCGGCTGTCAGGATCTGCTGATGCTGATGAACTAACAGGGATACCCATAACCGGCACTGAGTCACGTGCGTGAATAGCAAGATTGTTCAGCACTGAGCCTGCTTGATAGGCACCGTTCATGTTGTACTCTGCGTGTACTTCAAATTGTTCCAAGTCAATGCCAGGATATAGTTCCATGGCTTCTTGTATGGTCATTGGATCATAGTAGCCGCAGAAAGGTTGGTCACGCATTTCAGGCACAGTGGGATCACAGATCCAGTAGTGTTGTGCGATGCTGTGAAATTTAATGTTGATGTTGTAGCCAGTTAACTTGTACTTGGCTGTGTAAATTGTATTGCGACTGATGGCATCGTTAAGAATGCTTTCTTGACCTTCGGCATTGGCATCTTGTAGCTCTGTTTCTACATCTTGTTCATCTGCTGGCTGAAGCATTGCAGCCATACGAGCAGTAATCATAGACTGTGCATGTTCTTTCTGATGTTCGCCCAAGTTCTGCTGAACTTCTGCTACAACTTGTTCCATGTTAACAGTAACTTTACGACGGCTTTGGCGTAGTGCAGTAAGTCCTGAATCAGCAGCCTGCTGTTCAAAGGCCTTGAGTTGATCTGCTGTGCCTTGTGTTTCTACATAACGCACAATTTGTTCACGCACTGGTTTGATCATCATCATACCATTCTTGTGCATGTTGGCGTCCATGATCCAACGTTCAAGAACAAAGTGCGGATCATTCATTTGGTTAATGACTTTATGTACCATGTCAGTGGCCTGACGTGCGGCTATTTCATCATCTTCTCCGTCAGCGCCAAACTCAAAGTTAACTTCTCCATTGGGCATAAGTCCTTTGGCAATAACTGCTGTAGCGTAGTCCACAACAGGCTTTACGCTGGGGTGAATGTAGTCAATGCCATTTACTGGGGCAGTTGAGTCTGTAACTGCCAAACATAGATAGTGATAGTCACTGGCACGATTAACTGCATTCTTTGTGCCTAGATAGCGCAGGTAGCTGGCCATCTTAGTGTCCATTTGATTCTTCATACGAACAAAGCGGCTGTTGATAGGTTTGTTCTGATTTATGTCCTGAACGGGAATGTTTTTTATGTCAAGCATTTACTTTTCGCCCTTTCGTTTATTTAGTTCCTGCGATTCCTGGGGCTTTTCGTGGTCTTTTTTGCCAAAGATCTGGTCCCAGTTGCTTCTGAACTGTTCACGAGGGATTTCGATAGGTCTTGCGTTGCTGCCTTTACTCATAGGTATCCTTAATTGGGTAGTATAATCCGTGGACGTTCAGCTTCTTCTATTGTGGCTTTTAGATCACAGGCATGACACTCATGCTCGCCGTCCTCGTCTTCCAACTCATAGATTGTGTGCGGTTGCTCATGTTCCAGCATTAATCTTTCAAAGGCTCGTGCGTGATATTCACACATCATGGTAGGAGTCATTGCTCCTACTGCTACTAAAAATCTTGCTTGCATTGCTGTTCCTTTTAATTTGCTGAGTAAGCCTTTTTCCAAGCAGGCTTATTGCTGTCATCATACTTTACATATCTATCACGCTGTGCTGCCATGCGCTGTTGAGGACTACGTCCATCCCAAGGCTCACAGATACCCTGCAAGCAGGCCAATAGTGCATAACGGGCACTATCAATGCAGTCATCAGGGTCGCTGAAACGTCCTTGCTGATCAACATAGTAATTACCTGCTTCACTGAGGAAGTGAGTGCAGTTTTCATTGACCATTAAACTTCCAACTTCTAACATCTGACGCATTTGGTTGATGCCGTAGCTTTTGTGATTTGTCACACGCCCTTGGCTGTCTGGCGGGTTCATAATGGCCCGTTCATAGACATTCAATTCATAGCTTTCAAATAGTTCACGTATGCTGTTGGCACTCATGGTGTATCGGCCAGGAGTACTAGCATCAGCAGGTAAAACAATAGGAGTGCCAAACACTTCAGGACGAAGTAAGTGATTGATATACTGCGTGGGGACAGCTTCTTCAACACCTTGCACAACAATTTGTCTGTGTAGATAAGCAGTGCGTTCATGTGGTTCCCAATACATTAAACTGATTACAGTCTTGTCATTTACAAGACCCAAGTCAAGAGCAATGACTCTTTGTATTCTTGGCATGCGTTCAAAGTCAATTTCGCCAGTCTTGTAAGTAGGCCAGTTGGCCAATTGGAACACAGCACCTTTGCCCATGACAGGCTTACCAGCAATACGTGCTTCGCGTTCATGTGGCAGATAATCTCGTTCCAATTGTCGGCGTGTTTCTTTCAACAAGAATGGCTGACCCCAAGGATCATATTCAGGCACATCATCCCATGACACACGAATGTAGTTGTAGCCTTCTTCCTTGTTCCAGAACTTTGATACAAGACCATTAAGGCCTTTTAGTGGAGTAAACGAACAAAGCACTTTGCCTTGAGTGGTGGCAGTACGTGTAACAATTTCACTGAAGAAATCATCTGGTGGCTGTTCATCAAAGACAGCAAGGTTTAATTTGAAACCTTGCAGTTGTCTTACTTCTTGAGTGTAGTTGGCAAACAGCAGATAGCTGTTACTGCCCGACCGATGCCGGATCTCAACACCAATACAGTTAGCACCATCATTTCGCATAGTGTCAGCAATGATGCAACTACGGGGTATAGCACCAGTGCCAAGGTTATCTGTAATTTTGACATCTTGTGTTCCTAACAATTCATTTTGTAGCACCAAGGCCACCTGACTCCAACCTTCACCAGCTACCATGCAGGTAATGGCATGCGTGAATCGATGTCCTGTCCACCAGTCTGGATATATGCCTGTCAGGTGCATGGCTGTTTCATAACAGGTGCTGACAGTCTTACCAATACGATTGGCAGCCAGAATACCACGGCGATCATGTGTGCCTGTGGCAAAGAATTTGAGTTGATGATCAAATGGTCGAAAGTACTTGAGTTGGTTGTACCGCATATCATCGGCAATAGTAACCGATAGGTCCTGCAGTTGTGCTTTCAGTGGACCAGGTATTGTGGTCAATGCATCAATGGTCAACTTATATTCATCCACAGCCCAACGTAACGCACGAGCCATTAACGTTTCTGTAGAGATCATTACGCTTCCTCAGCGACCGGAAACTGTTGATTGATAAGACTCAAGTAGTACAATGCTTCACAGAGCTCATTGACTTCTGCTGTGGTATAGTCCCAGGTTTCTGGCCGGTTCAGTTCACCTGCTTTGTTGACCAACAGGGCCTGTAGGCGTTCAGCGGTTAATCGCATACAATGTTCTACTTGACCAGGGAAACGTGTTTTAAATGCTTCCCTGTGTGCCCCGTTGACCTTTTGCATGATCACAGTATCACGTGCCATGCGCTCTTGTTGCGCTTGAGCAATTATACCGTTGCGGGCATCTGCGTTCATTTTGTTAGGTCCCAAGGATTGCTGATAGCATTGTGGTTAAGGTCACCAAATTCGCGATCAATCCATACTTCCCATTGATTGGTTTTGTTCACACGCATACTCTGCATCATTGAACGCAGTCTACGACCCACAGGAGTTAGTGTGCCATCTTCACGTTGAATGATCTGTTCACCTGTGCGTGGATCAACCCATTTGATGATCTCAGGACGTTCACGACCATACTTGTCGATCTTGGTGCCAAAAGGAACTTGATCCAAGGGACCCAAGATCTCATAGCTGATCTCTCCGGTCTTGTACTTGCGGAACACACAGTGAACTTTCTTGCCTCTGGCACGGAAGTCTTCATTGGTGTGTGGCACAAAAGGACTGTAGAAAGTATTTTGTATTTCTTCATGATCTGGTAGTTCTTCACTTCTAGCAGGCACTGGTCGTAGTTCTTCCACAGGAACCATGTCGTTCTTGTCAACATATGGATTTTCATTGCCAATAAACTTTTCTTCAATGGTGATGCCATTGAGTGCATCCATGGCAATTTGATATTTGAGTTTGTTGGCACGACCTTTGAGATTCAACACAATGCCAGTTTCATCAAACACAAAGCGTTCAAGTTCTTTGGCAGTGGGAAAGTCAGTCATCAAGCCATCAATGTCATATTCCATTTCTTCATGGATCACGGCCTTGGGTGCCTGTGGCTTGATGGGCTTTGATGTGGGTGCAGCTGGTGCAGTTTCGACAATGTCATCCCAGATGTTGTCGGGTGAAGTGTCAGAGGTAGGGGTGGTTTTCTTGGTCATAGCATTTTCCTTTCTATACTAAAAATAACTAGAGCCAGCACCCGCTGACTCTAGCTCGGGGGTTTTAGCCTTTTGTAGTAGGCCGCTTGTACTTGGCTGGCAACTTACTACCATCAGCAGTGGAGTTTTTCTTGGGACCAACATTGGTCTTGGCATGCAAAGGTTCAACAGCTGGATCAATGAATGGTTTCATGCCACGTCCACGTGTTTCTAATGCACCAGTGACCATGTCAGCCAATGCGCTTTTTTCACTGCCGGAAGTACTTTTCATGGCCATGAATTCATCACGCTTGCTGACTGTGCCTTTGTTGCCTGTAGTAGGTCCACGCTTTTGGTTAATGGGCTTGGCCTGTGGGTTTGCAGTGTTTAATCTCATGGTCTTTTCCTTAAGGAGTTGTGATCAACACTGTGTCAAACACAGTGTACTGACCAGCATTGGTTGTTGCACTGGTAAAAGCACTGCTGTTGGCACCAATGGTTAAGTTGGCATCTGTGTACAACTCAAAACTGTTTGCATCAACGTTCTTGTAGAAGAACTCATTGGTGTTATTGACGCCAGCAGTCAACAACTCATTCATACCTGTCACAACTGTTGGAGTTGTAGTGGCACCACTGGTGGCACCTGTGACAACGTTGGCAGTGTTAAACGTACCTGACACTGCCAGGTAGTCAATGGCCAGTGGCAGTACATTAGTGATCACGCCTGTGGCATTGCTGGTGACTTGGCTGATGTTCTCTCCGGCAACAAATGTGCCTGTGGTGCTGGCAAATGTCAACTGATTACCTGGGTTAGTAAACAAGATAGCATCGCCATCTGTAATAAATGTAGGCAGGGTGGATATTGCTGGCAATGAAATGTCAGTGACATCACCTGCTGTGGGAATAGTACCACCAACCTTGTTGATAGAAATGCTCTTGTTGCCAACAATGGCTTTGACACTTACTACGCCACCGGCAGCAAATGTACCTGTGCCTGCTGTGGCAGTGATGATGTCGCCTGTTGCTAAGCCTTCAACGTCAGTCATCACAGTGATCACTGCTGTCCAAGGTGTACCACTTGTGCCTGAGCCAGTGACTGTGCCAATGGTGCCAGTGGTGCTGACCACTTGCTCAAGCACAGGAACTGTGACCACTGCAACGTTGGCTGTGCTGACGCTGACAATGGGGTTAGCGTATATGTTTGGGATTAGATCCGTTCTGATTACTGTCATGATTTTTCCTTTATGATACCAGTATCACTGGTGTAATGTAAACTGCCACAGCACTGGCTGAGGCCACTGCAAAGTAAATTGTAGCTGGCGCTGTGTTCTTCTCAGCCACTTGAATGAATTCTGTGCTGGCATGTTGAATGCAAATACCTGTGCCTGGTGTGCCAACAGTGGCAATGGTAGCACTAACGTTGCTGTTAACGCTGAAGTTTAAGAATGCGTCAACGTTGGCATTGTTGACATTGTCTACCTTGACAAACACAGGACCGCTTTGTCCGCCAAAGCCGCTGCTGAAGGCAGCAATGTTTCCTGTGCCTGGAGTGGCGTTGCCTGTGACACGAATGGTGTCACCAATTCTTTGGTATGCAGGAGCAGTCATTATCGTTGGTTCCCTTTGGTTGGGCCACGACCTTCATTGATCTTGTCGGCGTTGCCTTTGTAGTTCTGACCAGCACTTGGCATCCAAGCACGAGTCTCTGGAAAGCGACCACCACCACTGTAACGAACCTGTGGATTGGCGGAAGCAGGGAATTCTGTGCGACCAGTTTTAAACTTTGGCACTACGGCAGCATCTGGATATGAACTGTCATCATCGCTTTTGTTGCCAACTGTGGGTCCACGACCTTTGTTGATCAAAGCATTGGGATTCTGCCGACCTGAGTGTTGGTTGCCACAGTATTTCATTGAACGACCAGGAGCCATTTTCTCCATACCATCAAAATTCAAGTTTGAATCTGACTGTGTTGTGCTATTATGTTTCATTATTTCTTACCTTTTGGTTTTGAGCCAGCTGCTCGTTTGGTTGCGTATGCAATCGCTACGGCCTGCTTAGGAGGCTTCCCAGCAGCGATCTCTTTCTTAACATTCTTAGTGAATGCTGGTTTGGAGGTTGATTTAATCAGTGGCATGCGTTTATTTAGTTCTGTTTAATTCCGGTCAAAGCTTCAAGTGCCTGTGCAAATGCGGCTTGTTTTACGGCTACAGCATCGGTGCTGTCGGTGATTTCTACTTTGGCCAAGCTGTTCATTACTTTGTTAGTGATCAATTGGTGATATTTAAAAGTCAACTGTTTGTCGTGTGTGCCACGTGAGTCCATAAAGTCCTCAACCAACAGTTGCTCATAGGTTCTTCCATCTGACCTATCTTCAATGGCTTCTAACAGCCCTTTGATCGTGATTTGATCACGGCTACCTGGCTTACGTCCAGCACCTTCACGAGCACCGCCACGTCCACCACCTGGAGTGTCCAGTTGCAGATTCTTTTCTTCGGGTTTTCTTGTTTTCTTTTCCATACTTTTATTTAGTGTCGCAAAAATGTGTGTTTTTATCCTTGTGCGTAAATATGCTTACACAGGAGTAGTTATGCGATACGAAATAGATGTTTACGATTGGTGGCAGTTTGAAGACTCAGGTATTCCAGATTCAGCTTGGCAAAGTCATGGACCAGGTGATGTGGTTCAAAGCACTATTATAGAAATCACAGACTTTGATTGGGCATTACGCATACGGGAAACCAAACCAGAATATCTACTGCCTGTAAAATAAGCAAAGGAACAGCAATGACGAAGTGGACATGGACACCTGCCTCAGGAGCAGATGTCACAGCAATGGTTACTATGGCTGAAGATCATTTTCAACAAGAGATAGATACAATCTTTAGGCCAGAACCTGTGGCCTATGCACGTAACTTAACACATGCAGTGGTCAACGCATTCTATATGCCCAACACAGAATTAGTGCTAGTGGCTAGAGATCACAATGGTCGTATGTTGGCCTATACCTGGGCTAGACGTGAGTCAGCGCCTTGGAGTGATGACCCAATGGCCTTGGTGCGTATGGCCCACGTGGATCTATCAGTGCCGCCACGACACAGAGTGCGATTAGTACAAGATATGTTACGAGCTTGGGAGGAATGGGCACAGAGTGCAGGCCTTAGTATTGTATGTTCAACTACCATGCGACGTGATCAACAAGCCTTCTTGAAGATTCACGAAGCCGCGGGCTACGACGTTCGTGGAAGTTATGCTTACAAAAAGTTGAGTGCCTAACAAACCGGCCTGCCAATTCCTTGATGCCCCAGTTAGAAACTCACAAAATCCCTGGGTTCTTGATAGCACTCTGGGTGAGTTAACCTAACGTTGATCTTAGCATCCAAATACTTTTTTCTAAGTCTAGTGCTTGATCTTGTGCGTAGTTGCTGACTTCTTCTAGCCCATCATCTGAAGCCACTGTGATTAATGTCTTGTAATCTTCCAAGAGATGTTCTAGATCCATCATTACAGTTTCTAATAATGTGTCAGCATCGCCTTCAATGGCGTCAGTGGGTATTTCACTGTCCATGATAACATCTGTAATTGAGCAAGGCATGTATTCCTGCAT